CGTTCTAGGGGGGGATCGGTCAGCGCATTTCGCGTCAGAGGGCACTACCTCCTTCTTACGGAAGGTAGCATCCCCTAATTTGAACATGGTAACATCGAAAAGCATGGAGCTCACCTTAGAACTTCTTCTAAGGAGATCCTTCAGTATATCCTTCCAGAAAAGCCCAGCAGTTATCCAGGCCCTTCTTTGGTCAATAACTGAATCCTTTCCGCCCGGTGCAACAGACGTTAGCCAAGCCTCAACAGGCATGGGCCATTGTCCGCCCGGACGGCAGAGATAGGCGAGCATCTTAGAGAGCCGATTTCCTACGCCCAACGCAACTGGTAATCGCGCCAGGTTTCGAAACTTGAACCCCATAGAAATTGCTACGGAAGACATCCGGATCACTCCGAATTTCATATTCTTTGCTACCAGTTCCCCTAGTGAGCCCAAGTTGCAGCGTGCAACAAGGAACTCAGCTAAAGAAATCGGAGAGCAATCCCGCCCCCGGATCCATGTCCGCTTGGCGAACTCAATGGAAGATCGGTTCGAAACTAGACTTTTTGCTAGTCCAATCTCAACCCCTAGAGCTTCCATGATCCGAAGGTACTCTTTGGCTACAAGGTGGTCACATATGACCACATCATCTCCCAGCACTGCATACAGCAGGAACCATCCTGGTGCCTTAGGGTACGCTTTTGAAGCCGCGTACTGCACAATCGCATGATGTGTCAACGCGAGCAGGGCCCACGATGACAACGCCCCCATGGGTTGTCCCACTGCGTAGAAGACAGACCTATATCCAAGATTCCAAGATTTTGCAATCTTAGGAAGTTGGTAAGGCTGCCCTACGAGGAACCACGCCCACAGGTTGGCGAGTTCTTCCCCCAGAAGCGGTTTTATTAATTCGATCTGAATCGATATTGGTAATCGATCAGTCGCCGCAGATAAATCATAGGAAGCGACAAAGTGTCCCTTGCCTTTGAAGCCTTCAATCAGTGACTCGACGGGGCGAGTTTGGTTAAAGGTTCCATCGGTGGGTATCTTGCGCAGTCTAAGAAATATCCACTCATGCAAAGGGGCCATGAGTGTCTGGGTGATCAGGTTCACCATGGCAACCACTCTTATCTTTCCCGGTTCCCGAAGGAAGGCCAAACGACCAAACGAGAGAGGTTTCCCCCAATAGTGGTCCAAATACCAAGCCCTGTACAGATGTACAGGATCAATAGCAAGAGGCTGGAGAGGGTGATGTGCACCCGAAGTGGTACACATTCCGTATCCCCAGTTTACCACCAGAGCTAGAGGAGACCCCTTCTCGCACCTTCCTGAGCGGAGATCATCTCTTATACCTTCCCAACATTGCTCCCATCGCTGGAATGCAACGCGGTCCAGTACCTTGAGTATCCCGTTGAAGGCCCAGGTGAGCTCAACCCCGTCCACGAGAACGAGCCAACGTTTTAGTTTGGCCCAGAACTCTGGATGCGACCCCGCGAGGGCCACATCCCACAGAAGCCCCATTACTGAGGTAAAGCCGCCCGAGTTCGGGCTGCACTTCTGCATGAACGGAATCTTGCTTGGCGTCAGGTCTCGATCGATCACCACCTTCCACTCCTCACCGGTTATCGACCGGATTTTGTCGTAGAAGGTTGGTACCCACTTTTGCCAACCCCCCATAAATCCGCCTATGTCTTTCCCAGGTTCCATAATTGTTTTCAGTTTCAGCGCCCCCTTGAACTCTATCACCCGATAGAGTCCGAAGAGGGTCAGCCAAAATCTGATCACTCCTACGTCCCCCGATAGGACTAGCGCGCGATGTTGAGGGTTGACAAGCCGTGGGATACCAGAGCGTGTCAAGGAGATAGCCGCACCCAGGGCCCGTGGGTTCGTCGTTCTCATCCCACCTGCCGCTTGCTGTAAGCAAACTGCACAGGCTTTCAGATACTTCGCTAGACCCATGGGACCCTGTCTCATGTAGAGTTTACGGACATTCTGGGCGAATCCCCAGGTGACTTTCACGTTAGAACTTGTTAATTGCCCAAAGACCAACGGTACGACTCGAAGAGCCATAGCCGCTAGTTTTAATTCTGATTTTACACAGAATGACCAAGTTAGATTGTGCGGTACTAGCACTTTATATAAGTGTTTTGTGTTTCGCATATCAATTTGAATTTTGATAAAGTCCGTTTAAGACTACTTCTAACCCTTCGGTTTCCTTCTCCACCTAGGCAGAGTCGGGCCGCAGGTCGCTTTAGCAAGCTCGTGGTGTAGGTTACCACTTAGGGTTACCATGAGCAATATCAAGCTCACGCAAGACCCCCAGCA